AACAACAACAACAACAAACAAAAAACCCCAAACCAAACAAAATATAACGCAACACCAATTATTGCATATTACGACATCTTCAAAAATTACTATGCAAACAAACAAGAAGAAAATTTTTATATAATAAATTATGAAAATTTAATAACCGAAGTAACAGCAATGTCGGAAGGAACAGGAGGAACGCAACTATGGCAAACAAAAACCCCAAACAGAATAAACAATAACTTACCAGACGAACAAAAAAACGTACTACAATTTAAATTAATAAGAGAAATAGACCAAGACGAATTCGAATCACTATGTAAAATAACTATAAACATAGATGATAGTACGCCTGGCATTACAAAAATGAAAACAACAAAAGTAAGCCTAACAACATACTATGAATTCGAGTCATACACGCCTCTAACTAAAACGTATACATATAAATGGAGCAAAAAGGAATCATTAAAAAATAATCCAAAAATATTTAGCGCAGAAGCAAGAAAAGGGAAAATGCAAGCGTGCGCACTTGACGATATTGACGATTTAAGAGAAGATATACTTAAAAAGGCAGGTAATCTAACATATTATTTAAACGGTGACAAAGACCAAATAACACCTCCTACTTTCGCATTCCTTAATCTTCAAGGGGGAGGGTCATCACTCACAGGAGGTTGGCCAAATAATTATTATGCACCAGAATGGGGAATCGTAACAAAAACATATCAATCAGATCTATGCCAAAATTGGATTAACACAGAATGGATAGACGGAGAAAACGGAATCAATCAAATAAGCGCTGTCGCGGTTACGGATGGGCAATTTACAATAGACTCGCTAAACTTAGCGCAAAAAGTCTACAATATGCTAAACCGCATCGCGGTTTCAGATGGATCGTACCGGTCATGGTTAGAAACAGTATATACGGGCGGATATACCGAACGGACAGAAACGCCTATATATTGCGGAGGGTCAAGCGCGGAAATAGTATTTCAAGAAGTCGTAAGCACATCAGCATCAAACCAAGAACCGTTAGGTTCACTTGCCGGACGTGGTTTAGATACAAATCACAAAGGTGGTTATGTTGAAGTACGGGCGACAGAGCCAGGATATCTAATCGGAATCACCTCTCTAACACCAAGACTTGATTATACACAGGGAAATCAATGGGACGTAAATCTAACAAGCATTGACGACATGCATAAACCAGCATTGGACGGTATAGGATTTCAAGATTTAGACGCTGAATTATTAGACGCAAGATGCTCTGTAATCAACTCAGACGGGTCAATAACGAGAAAATTTGTAGGAAAGCAACCTGCATGGATAAATTACATGACAAATATAAACCGCGCATACGGAAATTTCCGAACAAATGAAAACTTTATGATCTTATCAAGGCAATACGAAATGGACGATGAAACCGGAAATATCGCAGATATGACAACATATATCGACCCAACATTATTCAATAACATATTCGCCGACCAAAGTTTTGACGCCCAGAACTTCTGGGTACAAATCGGCGTGGAAATAGAAGCAAGACGCCTAATGTCGGCAAAAATTATCCCTAACCTATAAAATATAAAAAATATGAAATACCCAAAAAAAAATTTCAAAAGAGAAACAAGCGGATACTTACCATATGAATTTAAAGATGGTGAATTAATCGAAGAAAAAGTTAAAAGGTTAACACAAGAAAAAACACCTGTAGACGACAGCGCACCTATCATCTACACAGAAAGAAAAGATGGAGTACTTCCAGCATACGACATCAGAACAGACCGTTGGGCGATCGCACAAGAAGCGATGGACAAAAACAGAAAAGCAATAGATGCAAAACGAAAAGCAGATTACGACCTGATGTTAAACGGAAAAGAAAACGACATAAAAGCGGATAAAAACGCAGAAGCGAACAACAATAGCGGATCAGCCGCATAGCCACGTGACAAAAGAGTAGAGATAGTAAAATATCTCTACCTTTTTCGATTAGTACGCACGTAGCATATATTATGAACTAATAGGTATAACGCTTTAGAAAAAGCGCGAAATAAAATTTTACAATATGGCAGATTTTTTCAGCAACGGATACGGGAGTGGACTCATAGGAGGAGCACTCGGAATGATCGGAGGAGCGATTCAATACAACCGCCAAAAAAAGCTAATGGCGCAACAATATCAATATGCGTTAGGAATGGCTCAACAAAACCAGCAATACGCTAAAGAGATGGCAGGAATCAATCAAGGATATGCTAAAGAGATGGCAGACATTAATCAACAGCACAACAAGGACATGTTTGACTATACGGGATACCAAGCGCAAGTAGCACAGATGAAAGCCGCAGGGCTCAATCCGGCATTAATGTACGGAAGTGCAGGAGGCGGAGGAAGCACACAAGGAGGTGCAGGAATGGCAGGAGGTGCAGGTGCAGGAAGCGGAAGCGTAGGAGGAACACCAAGCGCACCGGATACAGGGATAACAGCAGGTATAGGCATGGGACTGCAATTAGGATTGTTAGATGCTCAGAAGAAGAATATCGAAGCGGATACAGACAAAAAACGAGCAGAAGCCGGAAAGGAAGAAGCAACGATTGATAACTTGATAGCATTGACACAAAACGAGAAAGCAAAACGAGGACTGATATACTCACAAACACGTCTAAACGATGCACTTGAAGAATTGAACAGAACAAGAGTAGACGAAGTAGGATGGAATATCAAAAACATAGAAAAATCCATTGATAAAATGGAAGCAGAAATCAACGGAACAAATCTCGATAACGAACTAAAAAGCAGAACAATCGAAAACCAAGTGAAGTTAGTAGCCGAAGAGTTAAAAAACAAGATGGCGGATACACTCGTAAAATTCTCACAAAACAAAGTCAATAATGCAGAAGCAACCGCAATAGCGGATAGAATAGAACAGGCATGGATGGGACTCGGGATCCAAAGAGGACAATACGAGCTCGATAGATCAAAACTTGAAGTAGAAGCAGATAAGATAGCTAAAGAGATCGGAATCAAGCAAGAACACCTAAATAACGAAGAAAAAAATATCATAAAAGACTATATTCTCGGAATAGGAAATATAATAGCCAGAATAGTAACAGCAAAAAAATAAAGAATATGTGTTTATATCCAAAATTGATTAAAAACAAAAAGTATACAAAAAACAAAAAGAACGGCGGGGTAATTCCTGCCGTTTCTGATAATAGAGTATTATGGGTAACAGCAGCATGCGGAAAATGCTTTGAATGCAGGAAACAAAAGGCAAGAGCGTGGCAAGTCAGGATGTCCGAAGAACTAAGGGAAAATCCAAACGCGATATTCGTAACGCTGACTATCTCAGATGAGTCATTTGAATATATAATGAACAAATATCAGATAGAAACCAACGAGGAATGTTGTAAAAAAATGGTAAGGTTATTCCTCGAAAGAATAAGAAAAGAAACGAAGAAAAGCATAAAACATTGGTTTATCACAGAAATGGGACACCAAAATACAGAAAGATACCATCTGCATGGAATAATGTGGGGAATAGGAATAGACGAAATAATAAAAAGAAACTGGAAATACGGATTTGTATTTATCGGACAATACGTAAACGAAAAAACAATCAGCTATGTAGTAAAATACATGCTAAAAAAAGACAAAGATCACAAAGAATATGATCCAATAGTATTATGCAGTGCAGGAATAGGAGCAGGATACACAAACAGACAAGAAGCAAAAAATAATAAATTCAGAGGGATACATACAAAAGAAACATATACACTAAGAAACGGAACAAAACTAAACTTACCAATATACTACCGAAACAAAATATACACAGATGATGAAAGAGAAAAGCTATTTATACAAAAAATCGACAAGGGCGATGTATGGATATGCGGGGAAAAGATAAACATAAACGATCAAATCACCTATCAAAAAGTATTGGAATACCACCAAAAAGAAAAACAAAAACTACACGGAGACGACCCACAAGAATGGGAAGTAACCAAATACCTACGCAGACTCGACAAACAACGCCAAGCACGCAAGCGCACCAAGTAACCGAGATCTCGGGGTTCTCGGGGTTCTCACCAACTCTTGGTAGCGTATCGCTCTGCGCGATACTTTTACATCACTTTCCGCCTTTGGCGGCCGACTTGTGGAAATATTGTGGAAATAGCCGCTTCGCGTCTTTGTCTCCGACGGCTCGGACTCGCCCGAGTGGCGACGACCTGTCGTCAGGTCGATCACGGAAGAGCCACGCCTACCGGCGGGTGGTCGCTCGCATACTCGCTCATGTCTCACAGCTATGTAATCTTAATAAAAGTTAAACACATAAATAAAACACCGAAAATGTTGTGTAATTCAAATAAAGTCCTTATCTTTGTAATACAGAAAAGGAACAAATAATAAACTAAAAAAAAACAATTATGAAAAATTACATTGTAACTTACGCAAAAACAAACCCAATTTACAAAGGAACAGAAGTATATATATACTTAAAAACAACAGAAAAGTCTTTCGAAGACGCGGTAAAAACAGCAAAAGATTTTGCAACATCAGAGGGAGGTTTAGAAATAATAACAATTAAAGAAGTATAAAATATAAAAAGAAAGAATTATGAAAAAGTTATTCAAGTGGATTATTACAATCAAATTAGAGATCGGTACAGAAATTACAACAGTAGTAACGGCCGATAGTATCGGAAAAGCGTGTAACTCAATGAAATACACAGCCGAGAGACTAAAAGGAGAAATAACAAAAATTGAAAGAGATGAGCCGATTGAAGATCAAGAACATAGTAGTGATCAATAATGAAAAATTAGTATATACACTGTACAAATATACTAACAGAATATTCGAACTACAAATTGTTTCACGTGGAACAAGATATAGAAGACATCTAAAAAACAAAGAAGCGGCAGTTGCATTCTTAACAGAAACAGATACAAAAAACTATTTAAAATTTAGAAAGGAGGTGGAACAAATCAGTTGGGAAATGATAGATAATTTATTCAATGAAAAAATAAACGAAATTGAGTTCAATAATGGAAAACAATTAACAATATGGCAATAAAAAAGGAAACATGGATAAAGATAATCAAATGGTTAATTGCTGTGCTTACAGCTACTTTAACATATTTAGGAGTAACTTCCTGTACGATGTCTATGACTATATCTAAAAATAATAGTGGACAAACAAGTACAAAAATAGAATCAACCAACCAAGCAGATAGCACAAGTATTAACTTAAATAATTACAAATAAAATGGAATACAATTTTAAAGACGCTTTCATAGTAAGAGCTACAAATTCAGAGAATAACGACTATATAATTACAATAGGAGATAAATTAGCGACACCGCAACATTACAAAAATCAAAAAGAAGCGGAACAAGCGATAATAAAAAAAGACTGGAATCTAATAGCATCATTAGCCATCACAATAGCAGAAAATACAATAAATAACATACTAAATAAAAAAGAAGAAAAATGAACGGACATATAACAAAAAACATAGGTAAAAACACCTTAGGAGACAACGGAAAAATGAAAGTCCAAATGAGGACCTACAACCGAAGTACACATAATCTAAGTTACATATGGAGAAATACACAAGCAGTAGGAACACTTATTCCATTTATGAGTATCCCTATGACAAAAGGAGATACATTTAAAATAAGACTCCAGCCAAACGTGTTGACACATCCAACAACAGGACCATTATTTGGAAGTTTCAAATTACAAAATGACATCTTTTTTTGCCCTATACGATTATATAATAGTTGGTTACACAATAACAAAATAAAAATAGGACTCAATATGTCACAAATAAAACTACCAAAAATTAAGCTATTGAGTTTTCCAACACGAACAGATGAAGAAACACAATACAATGTAAACCAGCCTTCCTCATTAGTAGCTTACTTAGGAATAACAGCAAATGGAAAACTAAAAACAACGTCTTCTCAACTAATGCGCGAATATAACGCAACACCAATTATTGCATATTACGACATCTTCAAAAATTACTATG